GATGGAACTCCTGGACCCTTCACAAAGCGTATGGTGGCTGATAAAACTCTAGAACTCATCGGTGGGAGTGACATGTATAGCGCAGTTTGCCGAAAACACCTATAATTTCAAAACACTATCAGATATATTACGCGCTATCCTACGAAACCAACCTAATGGGGTCACTGAATCATTCTCATATAATGGAATAATTAGAGATATACGAGTGCACCCATTTTGTTGCTTAGAAACTGAATGTTTAACATCACTGCCATTATATACCACACCCTTTCCAGCTTTACTCTCGTTAATTTTGACTTTATCGTTACGATCCTTAGTCATGAGATGTGATGTATTACATTCACTCGTGTATATGTTACACACATACGTCTTTCTCTTACCACCAGTAAAATTGTTGTCGAAGTGCCAGTCAATGTAGTGACCACTTTTGTTGTACAGTCTTAGAAACCAACAGTATTGTTCGTTTTTACAGTCAGCTGGTTTCGTTTTATCATTTCTAATCTTAGATACATATTCATCTATCATGTTGAATACTTGTGGTAATTTTTCCTTAATTGTACCCCGAGTGATCTTGTAACCTTCAACTGCACCCGATGTGGATTTATTACCGTGGTTTTGTGCGATGTGTATGATGTCATTTACGTATGGATTTAGACTGTTAGATATTGTACTACAATCCAACTCCTTAAACTTACCACTCTGAGCTGGTTTAAGATATCCATTCCACAAATTCAGAATAAACGGTAGCAGTATTACGAACAATATGATAAGTATCGTTCTAATCTTCATATAATACAATGTCATTTTTTTTCATCTCCTAAAATCTTTTGACATCTAGGATGAGTACGACCCGTTTACTGTCTCCAGTTTTTATAACTTCATGGTATCTTGAGTGATCAAATAGGAAATCTTGACCCTCACGATGGACATGTGGTCCTCTTTCTGTGTACAAAGTACAATCACCATTTCCAAGTATTGTAAGATGATATCTAAGTAAATGATTCGTCTCAGCTCTATGAGGTGATATAGTCATAGGAGTATCCATAACTGCGAATGAAGCCGTAGACTCATCAATACATGGTATCTGTTTAACAAGACTTTTCAGTTTAGGGAACTGATCAAATTTGTATCGGTAGTAGTTATCATTTTTGTCAAACCATGGATCCACATCATGATACATAGTCTTCTCTAAAGTTTTTGAAACTTCTTCAAACTCTTCACGTATCTGATTATAATGTGATTTGATTAACCATAGTCCCTTAAAATTCCAGGGTGAATATGTGGGTGAATGAGCTACGAAGTCTATCAGAGTATTTCTCATACCCACGAATGGTCTTTTCCAGTTGTGGAAGTATAATTTATCTACAGGTAATTTCATGAAATCGTGACAGATCAATACAAACGGAATTCCAATCAGATACCACATTATTTTCTCCATACATAATAAATGCCAGGTTATACCCCAAAAACCTCTATGTATGCCCCTGCCCCCACCACTGAAACTAAGGAGATGAAGGATCGTTTCACGATGCCCGCCATCCCCCAGCTCACCATCGTTCAGATGATCATCGCTGGTGTCATTGTCGCGTATGCTTTTACTGCTCGCAAGATTAAGGGTGTCGTTGTTGCGACTCTCGCCCTTACTATTGGTCTGCTACACATGTATGATCACCTCTACCGTGTGAAGCGCGGTCCTGAGAAGCTCTTCCTCTTTCCCGGTGATGATAAGAAGGAGAACTACTGCGCCACTGGTGCATGCGGTTGCGGTAAGTAAATTATATTTGTAGATATTAAGTATGCGCGTCAGGATTGTTCGCAGCCCCAATTCTAAAAAGAAATTCAGGGCAATTTTAGAAGACGGTAAAACTGTTGATTTTGGTGCAAGAGGATATTCAGACTACACCAAACACAAGACTCCCTCCCGTATGCGTTCCTATGTATTACGTCACGGGGGTCAGATACCTAAACGTATTATAGCAGAGAGAGATCCCACTAGGATTCAGAACCTAATGTTAGACGTCAATCGGAGTGATAAAGAGGACTGGAAAATGAGCGGTATCAACGGGGCCGGATTTTGGTCACGTTGGTATCTCTGGAGTTTTCCAACTACTGGAGGTGTCAAACGGTTTATGTCTAACAGGTTTGGGATACAGATCGTTTAAATTCTTGGAACTTTTCAAAAAAATGGATAATTAGAACGAGGCGTTTATATAAATCTAAACCTAGTTCAAATTTAACTAGATCTTCTATGGAATCAAAGTATATTAGGTCTACTTCTTCCACATCACATATCTTTTTGGTGTAATTGTTAAGAGTGTATTGTATGCTATCAAAATTATCACCTTCCCATTCTCTCAAAATCTTCTTAATGTGTTCCAATTCAAGATGTTTTGAAAGAGTGTTTACCACACACAACTTGGAGATGTGTACTAATTTTTTAGATGTCTCACCATCTATTTCACGATACCACATTTCTCTTTTACGAGTACGATTTTTCTCGTCACCTTCTTTTATACTTTCAGAAAAATTGGATATGAGTATCTGTGCTTTCTCAATATTTTCATCGTTCATGATCCAATTATTCGCGAGGTCTTTTAAGTTTTTTATGTTTAGGTCTTGTTCCTTTGACTGACAGAAACATCCTAAACCCATACTACTATCATATCTATATTTTTTAAGCCTTACGCGTTCGCGGGCTTGTTGTTGTTGGGCTTCTTGTTGCCATTGTTGTTGGGCTTCTTGTTGCCATTGTTGTTGGGCTTCTTGTTGCCATTGTTGTTGGGCTTCTTGTTACCGTTGTTGGCGGGCTTGTTGTTGCCATTGTTGGCGGGCTTGTTGTTGCCATTGTTAGCGGGCTTGTTGTTGCCATTGTTGGCGGGCTTGTTGTTGCCGTTGTTGGCGGGCTTGTTGTTGCCATTGTTGGCGGGCTTGTTGTTGCCGTTGTTGGCGGGCTTGTTGTTGCCATTGTTAGCAGGCTTGTTGTTGCCGTTGTTGGCGGGCTTGTTGTTACCATTGTTGGCGGGCTTGTTGTTGCCGTTGTTGGGCTTAGCATTGTTGTTGGGCTTCGCGTTGTTGTTGGGCTTCGCGTTGTTGTTGGGCTTCGCGTTGTTACCGCCATTCGCAGCACGCGCCTTGTTAATGGCGTCGGTCGCTAATTTGAGGGCAATCTCACGGAGCTTCTTGGCACCGTTGTTGAGAGCATTGTTCGCGGGCTGATTATTATTAGCCATAGTCGTAATATACTAATTAGTAAGATTATTTTTCTTCATCCCCTTTTTTTTCAAAACATTTTTCAATTCAGCCATAAGTGCCGCACGTTTGGCATTTACAGGGGGTTTCCTGGGAACTATTTGGGTAGGTGGTGGAGGAGGTGGGGGAGGGGGTACACCACTGGGACGCATTGTCATTTGAGGACCTGGACCCACAATAGTTCTGCACACCCGAATAACTTGCTGAGCATTTTTGACACTATTCTCAAAATTCAATCTAATTTTGGCGCGGAGTTCTTTAGCAGTAAGTTTGACCCGTTTTCCACGGACATCCTTGGTAACTCGCACACCCGCCTTCTTGGCTTTTTCCTTCAGCTCTTTGTACTGCATATTACTATAGGTCAACATAAAATCTCTTTCCCCTGAATATCTCAGTATAAAGATAGTAAACCCTGAGTTATCAAGATGAGTGATGTTTTTGAACTAAAGGTTATGATTAATCGTGTACTCCTCCCTAGAATACGTCAACTTGAGAGTGAGGTTTCATCTTTGAGAAAACATACGTGGCCCTATGTACAAGCTCGTAAGGAACATAACGAGCTCGATGATATGGAAGCCAAGATACAATTTTTCAAAAATCTGGATGATGAGACAATTAAGGAACTTTTACGTATCAAATCTAAGTTGCGTATAGGTTCAAATCTCCAGCATAGAGAATTTGATATGATTACATTTCGGAATTTAGAAAACAATTTCTGTTAATACTGTATACGATGAATACGGTAGCGTTATCTAGTGCTTCATCTACTTCAGCTGGTGTAGTATTTTCAATAATACTGATGACATATTTAGCTGAAATGGATGGCTCGTTACCAAAAATAGCCTTAGCATGCTGTGCGTGTTCAACTTGCTCAGGTGCTATTAGAACTATACAGTATCTATTACATGGTGTGGCTGGTATCAAGACATATTACCAGATACGGGAATA